GTGTAAATAAATTTTTTTTCGCGCCTTCGGCGCTTTACTAGAGGAGAACAGATGTCCGAGAAGTCCAGTGACATCGCCAAGCGTCTGATCCTTTCAGGTGTAGCAGAAGGTCTTACCATCGAGGCAGCCACGGCTGCTGCTGGTAAATCCTATAAGACCTACGAGTACTACCGCAGGACCGATAAGGTCTTTGCGGACAAGATGGACCGAACACGACTAGGTTTGAAGGATAAGAACTTCGCCTCATCCGATGTCCACGATCTTACCTTTGCAGAGTTCCGCTCACGATACTTACACTCTAAGACTTTTCCACACCAGCAAAACCTGATAGATGTAATCGAGGGTAGAGAACCTGGCTGGCTACATCCCAGTATGAAGTACGAACCAGGGCTGGCTAGTAACCGTATCCTTATCAATATCCCGCCCAACCACGCCAAGTCAATGACGGTCACAATTGACTACGTTACTTGGCAGGTATGTCAGAACCCTAACTTTCGTGTGCTGATTGTCTCTCAGACTCAGCAACTAGCAGCCGACTTTCTCTACGCCATCAAGCAACGCCTGACTCATCCTAACTATGAAGCACTGCAACAGGCTTACGCTGCTGGCGTAGGGTTTAACTCTAAGACCGCTTCTTGGCAAGCAACCCGTGTGACCTTTGGTGATGAACTCCGTGAGTCATCTGAAAAGGATCCAAACATCGAAGCCGTCGGTATCGGCGGTCAGATCTACGGTAAGCGTGCAGATATGATTATCGTAGACGATGCGGTAACATTAAAGAACGCAAACGAATTTGAGAAGCAAATCCGCTGGTTAACTCAGGATGTGCGTTCTCGTCTTAACCCTACTGGTAAGTTAATCATTATCGGTACCCGCGTTACTGCAATTGATCTCTACAAAGAACTGCGCTCCGAGGACCGCTACCCTGGTGGACTGGTCCCGTGGAAGTACTTGGCAATGCCTGCATTATTGGAAACACACGAAGACCCCGACAAGTGGGTTACCTTGTGGCCAGCATCTGATGCTCCCTTTGATGGGCAAATGGAATCAGATTTGAATGAGGATGGACTATACCCACGTTGGAATGGTCGTAACCTTTACAATGAACGACAAGCAATGGACGCATCTACCTGGGCGCTGGTTTACCAGCAGCAGGATATATCAGATGATGCAATCTTTGACCCAGTATGTGTGCGAGGTTCTATAGATGGTATGCGTAAAGCAGGTCGTTTGGTTCCTGGTCACCCAGGCCATCCGCGTGACCTTAGTGGCTTTTCAATTATTTGTGGTCTTGATCCCGCTATGGTTGGTGATACAGCCGTCGTTTGTTACGCTATTGATCGGGTTAGTCATAAACGCTATATCGTTGATGCTATTAAGATTACTCGTCCTACGCCTGCTGCAATCCGTCAGATAATCTTTGACTGGACTGCGCTCTATCAACCTACCGAGTGGATTGTAGAAAAGAATGCTTTCCAATCATTCCTTACGCAAGATGAGGGAATCCGTCAGAACCTGGCCTCCAGAGGAGTGCTACTGCGGGAACACCATACTGGATCCAATAAATGGGACTCAGGCTTCGGTGTTGCATCAATGTCAACTTTGTTCGGCACCAAGCAACACGATGGTAAACACCACAGAGACAACCTTATTCACTTACCTTCTGACCAAACTGAAAACATTAAGGCGCTCATCGAGCAACTAATTACCTGGTCGCCTACTACTAAAGGCAAGACCGATATGGTAATGGCGTTGTGGTTCTGTGAAATCAGAGCACGTGAGATGCTTAACCAAGGTATGCACAAGACACACCATATGAAGAATCCATTCCTGTCTCGTAGTGAGATAGGCAAACGAACAGTTATCAACATAGATGAACTGCTCGCAGAAAAAGATCGTACGTTCATCTAACAAGGAGATAACAATGGCAGACTCAACAGCAGACAAGGCTCGCAAAGCACGCCGCCGTGCATCTGATCAAGATTACCCACGTGGTGCTTCACGTGGTGGTACTGACAGATTAGTTATGGATTTAACACGTGGTAAGGCTAAGGGACTTGAAAAAGTTACTGGTCGTTTTGTAGATGCAGAAGAACAACGTGCTGCCAATTTAATGCAGCAACGTCGTCGTCTTGATACTGGAAAGACTGCAGCACGTGGCAATGCTATTGAAAAGCGTGTTGCTGCAAAGAAAGCAGCAAAGACACTAATTACTGGTGCTACTGGTGGCCCAGCAAAGAAGCAAGCGCCTAAGCCAGCAACTAAGAAGGCAGCAGCAGCAAAGCCAAAGACTATTGGAACTGGACCTAATAAGGCGAAGGTAACACCTATGCCTCCTGCTAAGAAAAGCGCTCAGGGTCTTCCAACAACTGGTCGTCAGAATGTCAAGAAGGGCAAGAAGTAATGCCAGTCAAAAAGAACAAGTCAATGGACAAAATGCCAGCACGCAGAATGCCTGAAGGTTTTGAGTTTCCAAAGACAAAGAAGCCTTATCCAAAGCCTATGCCAAAAGTTGAAGGCGCAAAGCCTACCGTTAAGAAGCCTATGCCTAAAGTTGCAGGTGCTAAACCTAGTGCAAGAACTCCAATGGCTAAGACGACAACCAAGGCTCCTGCCAAGATGACACCAAAACCAAAAGTTACAAAGAAGCCTGAGAAAATGACTCCGCAAGATGCAGCAATGAAGAAGATTCTTGAAAAACGCTACGGCAAGATTTACGGATAAGGAAAACTAATTATGGTAGCACCACTAGTAGGACTAGCAGTAGGAGCAGCAGCACGTGCTGTAGCAAAGAAGGCAGCAACAAAAGTAGTTAAGAAAGCAGTAACAAAAAAGGCTGCTTCTGCTACTAAGTCTTCTCGTCAAGCAGGAGACTATGTTATTTCTGGTAAATCAGCAAAAAATGTAATGCCAAAGGCTGGTTCTGGCGGTGGTAATTATCGTTATGGTCGTGATACTGAAATTACTAAAAATGTCTCAATTAAAAATACTAAGTCTCCATCTGGAAAAGTAGATATTCGCGGAGGCGCTGCACAAGCAATGAGACAAGAAATGCGCTTATCTCAACCTCTTTCTAAAGCAGAAGCAAAAGCAAATGCTCGTGGATTGAAGGCTGCTAATAAAACTACCAAGGCAAGCAAAGTACAAAAGAAAATTACTAGCACAAAGAAAATGGAAAATGTTCCAAAGGATGTATCTGATCGCTTTAACGCTACTGTAAAAAGACTAGCAGCAGAAGAAGCCAAAAAGAAGAAGAAGTAAGGAAAAAAATTGTTATCAACTAAAGAGGTAGTAGCCAAGGTTAATCGCCTACAAACGCGCTACTCCGCACGTGACCAGAGAATGCGTGATGTGCTCTCTGTACGTCAGGGAGACATTAGCAAGGTTTACCCTGCAATGTTTTCAGAGGAGTACCCAAAGCCTCTAGTTGCTAACTTCATTGACGTAGCAGCACGTGACCTTGCAGAAGCAATGGCACCGCTACCATCATTTAACTGTGCTGCAACCAATATGGTTTCAGACTCAGCACGCAAAGCAGCAGACACACGTACTCGTATTGTCAACCATTACATCAGCGCATCTGAACTACAAATTCAAATGTACACTGGTGCTGACTGGTTTAATACTTACGGTATGTTGCCAGGTATGGTGGAGATGGACTATGAAACCAATAATCCGAGAATACGTCTGCTTAATCCTTTTGGTACTTATCCTGAGATTGATAGATTTGGTCGTACCGTCTCGCTCACGCAGGTAATGGCATCTGATGCTGAGACACTTGCAATGCAGTACCCAGAGTTCTATGACCAGATTATGCCAAAGAATGTTTACTCTCCTGGCTCACCTTATGTCTCGCTAGTTCGCTACCACGACAAAGACCAGGATCTAATCTTTATCCCAGAGCGTAAGAACCTAGTACTCTCAAACATTCCAAACCCTATCGGTAAGTGTATGGCATACGTTGCTATGCGCTCATCTATTGACGGTGAAGCACGTGGACAGTTTGATGATGTTCTATCAGTTCAACTTGCTCGTGCTCGCTTTGCAGTATTGCAGATCCAAGCAGCAGAAAAATCTATCCAAGCACCTATTGCTATCCCACAGGATGTGC